TTAATAATTTCTGATACAACTTTATTGTCTGCTTGTCCTTTAAAATTTTTATTAAATTCTCCCATTATTTGACCTATATTACTTAGCCCATTATGCATATAATTAGTTACAATTTCCTTAATTCTTTCTTCACTCATTTGTGCAGGCAAATATGGAGTTATATACTCTAATTCTTTACTAGAATCTTCTGTATTTGTTTGTTTTAAAGATTTTTCCATTTTCTTTAAAATTTTTAAAATATTTTCATCAGTTGATTCTACACCTCTTCCTTCTTGTAATTGTATTTCACCTTTTACAACTCCAAGAAAATTTTTCTTTTCTAAATTTTTAGACTTAAATGCATCTAAAAAATCTTTAGATATTCTATCTTTTAAATTACCCATTATTATTTTTTTTAAATCTACTTCTTGTTGTTTTATATCCTTTGTCTTTAAGTTGGAATTCAACCTCTTCAAATACTATATACACCTCTTTTTCATCAGACCAATCATATATATCTTCAAGAGTATTTTTCCAGTATTCTAATATATCAGAATCACTACCTTCAAGCATGTATTCCTTTAGGTAGTCTAAATCACTAATAACGAATTTATTTACATGACCCCAACTAGGAAGTGCATCAAGCAATACACTTTTAGAATCAAAAGCATTTTCCATTTCATACCAAGTTCCGATTCCTTGCGGATTCTTACTAAGGTCATACATTTCCTTGTTATCATCCCTAACTAAAACATATTCAGTTCCCATAAAGTAAATGTAATAATAATATTACAAATATAAACAAAAAACTCCAACTTTTTATCATTGGAGTTCTGGAGGGCATAGCTAGATTTGAACTAGCGTATCTGGGTTTGCAATCCAGCACCTAAACCACTCGGTCATATGCCCATATTTTAGAGCCTCATGAGGGACTCGAACCCCCGACCTACTGAGTACAAATCAGTCGCTCTCAGCCATCTGAGCTAATGAGGCATTATTATATGTACTCCCAGAAAGATTCAAACTTTCAACCTCCAAATCCGTAGTTTGGCGCTCTATTCAATTGAGCTATAGGAGCATTTATTTGTACGCCTAAGTGGATTTGAACCACTGACCTTTTGAGTATCAGTCAAATGCTCTAACCAGCTGAGCTATAGGCGTATATGTCGGGGTAGCCAGACTCGAACTGACGACCTGAGCGTCCCAAACGCCCCGCGCTACCAACTGCGCCACACCCCGAATTTGCACGTCTGGTAAGATTCGAACTTACAACCAACGGTTTTGGAGACCGTCATTCTACCAATTGAACTACAGACGTATTACGGTTATTAACTGCACTTCAAACAGAGGTGACCATCCCGTCTGATTATAAGACCTTAAATCAGCAAACTACTCTAGAGAGCAAGATGTGAGATTCGAACTCCGTCCTCTGCTTGGAAGGCAGATGCTTTACCAGTTAAGCTACATCTTGCTTTTTGTGGAAGTGGAAGGATTCGAACCTTCAAGTCTAAAAAGAACCTGTTTTACAGACAGGCGAGCCAACCAATTGCTCAACACTTCCTTTGGTGGAGAATAACGGAGTCGAACCGATGACCTCTTGAATGCAAATCAAGTGCTCTAGCCAGCTGAGCTAATTCCCCAAATTTAAGCATAAAAAAACCCGAACCTTTTTGGGTCCGGGTGTGTATTTTGATTTTAATATTATTTTATTTCATATATAATCTATCATTAAACACACCCGTATTATTCCAGCCATACGCAGGACAAGTTCCTGTAATGGTCGGTTCAATATTGCGATATGTTTTTAAATTTTTCATTATGTATATCTTAAATATAAATAAATTTTTAATTTCAGAAATATAACGATACAAATATACAAAAGTTACAAAAAAATACAATATTTATTTGTATGAAACAAAAAGAATTAAGAAAATTAATTAGAGAATCCTTAAGCGAATCTAGTGAAGTTCCTTACATTACAAAAGAGGTTTCTTTAGATGTTTATGGATTTAATGATATGATTGGTGGTGATGATTCTTTTGATAAAAGCTATGCTGAAATTCACTGGGATATAGATTTTGAAAAGAGAAGTTGGGGAATTAAGTCAGACTCAATAAAAATAAAAAAATTAATATTAGATATTAATATATACAGAGAAGATTCTGGTGAAACTGAAGAAATTAGAAAAGAGTTTAATGATTTGTACGTTTTTGATGGAGGTAGTATTGAAGATTTTAAATTGGAAATTACAAAAACAGCAGATACTGGCCATATTTTTCCTACTACAGTTACAATAGATGGAAGTCGCAAAACAATAGAAATTGAATTTGATTATTTATAAAGAGAGAACTAGAGGATATGTATGGTATACAAGGTGGTTTTTGAAAAACAAGTAACTAATTTTAATTTATATATTTTTAAAGTGAAAAAAGACAAAGAAAAAGAAGAGGAAGTCTTTGATGACTATAACTGGTTTAACGAGCAAGGTATTTAAGATTCGGTTTAGGACCGTTGTAACTTCGGTTGCAGAGACTGCTCAAAGCTCGCTACTATGGGCAGTCTTATTTTTATATTATATATTATAATGATATTAAAAGAAGAAATATTAAACGAAATAGATTTTTATATAAGTGAAGCTATTTCGGTCATATCTGAAATTGAACAAATTGATGATAGAAATTTCGTGTGGGACTTAACAAAAGAAAAGTTAAATAAATCAACAGAAAATATAAAAACCCCAACTCAAGCAGAAGAATATTTAAAAGTTTTTTTAAGAAAAATAAAATACCTATCAAAAAATTTAAAAGTAAAATTGGCTAGATATGTAATATCTATACTATTAGGATTTACTGCAGCTTCTGCAATTTCAAACGTAATAAATCAAGAGTCACCAGAAATAAAAGATGAAATATCACTTTCTTCATCAGTTCCTAAAGTAGATGTAGAACCAGAAGAAGAAATAGAAAAAGAAATTGAAATAATAGAAACCCCAGACTCATCTTCAAGTTGGTTATATGATTTTCTAAAAAAAGAAGAAGGATATAGAAGCGATGGATACCAAATAGGAGATGGCAAAATAACTATTGGTTGGGGTCATGCAGAAGATATAAAAGATTCAAAATATAAAGTAGGTCAAGAAATAAGCAAATCAGAAGCAGAAGAACTTTTAAGACAAGATGTTGCTACTGCTGAAAAAGCTGTAAATGATGAATTAAGAGAGTGGGACGATGAAGGTGTTATATACAAAATAGACCAAAACATGTATGATGCGATGGTTTCTATAGCATATAATAGAGGTAGAGGAGCTTTTAGAAGGTCTGATTTTGTGGAATTAATAAAGCAAGGAAAATATCTAGAAGCTCAAGATGAAATTTTAAAAATGAACCAAAAAGCTTATAAAAAATACCCAGGCTTAAAAAAGAGAAGACAGGTAGAATATGATAAGTTTGGTAAAGATTTAAATAAAATGATTGTTTTATTAAATAAAGAAAAGGGTAATGAAATAGTCTCTGAATCATACAAAAATAGGTTAAAAACCCTTGCTGGCATTATAAAAAGCTAACAAAAAAGTACATCTTCTTAACATAAAAACGGTATAAATATATTATACAGATTCTCTAGAAAAGATTGTTGAAAAGTGATTTTAATTTATAATTTTCATGTATTATTTATAAATCGGAGTAAAAAAATTACTTTAAATAATTAATCGATTTTATTTAAAAGCTAATATTTATTTGGTATAACTATAAAAATTTAAAAAAATGAAAAAATTTATTTCAGACTTATTCAAAGAGTCTACAGATGGTAAAGTTTCTTCTAAAAAGTTTTGGGGAAATGTATTTTTAACATTATGTGGACTGACTTATGTATTAGATGGTTTTCAATTCTATGATGTAAGTCAAGACTTATTTAATCCAACATTAATTGCAGGATGTACTTTAATAGGATTAAGAACCGTAGGAGGAATGTTTAAAGGATAAACATCAAACTACAAAACTAAACAATAAAAACGAGACAAAATGGAAATTTTAAACACAGTAAAATCCTGGGTATCAGGTATCAGCCAGTTATTAGTAACTTTAGTAGGGTTGGCAGTATTAGCAGAAGTTGCTTTTGGTCAATTCTTAGGTCAAGTGAGCGTGATTGACAACATTATTGAAGTTGTTACAAGATTTGGAGAAAGAGGCTTTATTGGTCTAGTTGCTTTAATAACAGTATTTCATTTTACTAATAAAAAGTAAAAGTTGATTAAAAAAATAAAAAGGAGCTTTTTAAGCTCCTTTTTTTATTGCACTATTCCAACATAAATATTCCAAGACTCATGCACTTTTTTAAATTTTTCAACAAAATATAAATAAGTTGGCTTAAAAGGTTCATGACTCATTACCATTCCTGCTTCTTCAGGTGTTTTATCTCCTTTTTTAACATTACAAGAACTGCAACAACTTACTAGATTAATCCAAGTGTTTGCTCCTCCTCTAGATTTTGGAAGAACGTGGTCTAAAGTTAAACTTTTGGCATCTCCTGATTTGTTACAGTATATACATTTATAATCATCTCTTCTAAAGATGTTTTGCCTTGATAAATGTACTTTTCTAAAAGGAACAGCCACATATCTTAAAAGTCTTATTACAGTAGGTCTTTTATATTTCTTTCTATCTGTTAAAATAGGTTTTTCTGCTATATGCTCTAATATTTCTGCCTTACCTTTGAATACTAAATTAAAACCTCTAATTAAAGTTGTTACGTTTATCGGCTGATAAGCGTTGTTTAATACTAATACTTGCATACCTAATCTTTTTTATAAATATATTATAGTTTTTACAGTTTTAAAAATTTTGTTGCGATTTCAAGATTCGAACTTGACAGGGGGATATCTCCCAAAAAGGCTCATGAGACCTTCCTTACACCATTATCGCAATTTTAGTAGCGGGGGCCAGAATCGAACTGACCAGAGTAAGCTTATGAGACTTTCATTGGACCACCATTCCCCGCATATATTTTACACTGTTGCGATGGAGAGAGTTGAACTCCCAGCCTCAGGGTTATGATTCCTGCGCTCTAACCAATTGAGCTACATCGCAATAAAGTAATGCTATGTGTGGCTCCATCGGTCTCTGCTCCTTTACCGCAGATTTAAACAACTGGGGGCAGACATTGTACCACATACATATAGCATCACTAGTGGGAATGGATGGAATCGAACCATCGACACATGGATTTTCAGTCCATTGCTCTACCAACTGAGCTACATCCCCATTTGTAGGAGTAGAGGGATTCGAACCCCCGACATCTTGCATGTAAGGCAAGCGCTCTAACCAACTGAGCTATACTCCTATGGCGACTCAGGCAGGGCTCGAACCTGCGACATTCTGATTAACAGTCAGATGCTCTAACCAACTGAGCTACTGAGTCTTTTGCGGTACGTATGGGATTTGAACCCATGACCTTCTGCGTGACAGGCAGACATCCTAGACCATACTAGACCAACGTACCATAATTGGGTAGGAAATGAGATTCGAACTCACGACCCTCGACACCACAAATCGATGCTCTAACCAACTGAGCTATTCCTACCATATATTATTATTTTAAAATATTATATTTTTTACACCATTTTCTAACTGCATTATCTGAAACACCATATTTATTTTCGAACTTTTGTAATTTGTCTCCCCGATAGGACTTGCACCTATTCTCTTCTGATTAAAAGTCAGAGGCTTCCCTTGGTAAGCTACGAGGAGATAGTGCGGAGAAAGAGAGATTCGAACTCTCGCAACATTTCTGTTGTACACCTTAGCAGGGTGCTGCATTACCGCTCTGCCATTTCTCCAATTATATTATTAAATCTATTAACACATAAGCATTAACATATTTTCCTTCTGTTATAAATTTTATTTCATTACTAGTATATCCTTTTTTTATAGCCATCTGTTCTAAGATATGATAATAGTCATCAAAAAATTCTTCAAAATCTTCTCTTTTAACTCTTTTTAAAAAAATTAATCTTTCTTCATCTGGTATTTCATTTATTCTTACTTTAGTCATAGCTCTTAGTTTTATTTTAGCGGAAAGCGGAGGAACCGACCCCCAGACAACTTAATGCCCTACAGTTTTCAAGACTGCCCGCCCCTCCAATGGAGCTGCTTCACTTTCCGTATTTTAATATTTTAAATAACACTTCATTCTTTTTTCACTTTCCACATTGGAACAAATCCTGCATATCCTTCATCTATAACATCTGCCCAATGGTCAAGATATCCATCTGCACCAAATTGTTGTTGACCTGGAGCTCGGAACTGTTGTCTTTTTTCATTCCATTGTACTATTCCGCCAAATCTTGCAACATTTTTTGCATCTTCTTCACAATCGTACCAAGCTCCATCTTCTAGTTCTTGTTTTTGAATTGCTTTTTTTAACAATTCCAAATCTCTCTCTCTAGTCCATTCGATACCTTTTACTCTCTCTTCACCGTTATACCTTTTTCTTTCATACTCTAAGATTTTATCAATCTTATCTTTATCTTTTATATCCTTTTCAAGCTTTTCTCTTTTATTTTTCCAAAACTCTTCTTCTTCCCACTCAATATAAATTTTTACTAGTTTTACAATTCTTTCATTTTGTTCTTTACCGTACCTAGCTCCATAATTTGCTTTTACTAATCTATCGTACCAATCTTTATATTTTCCTTTAAATTCCATTTTTCAATTTTTAAGCATAAAAAAACCCGAACAACTTTACTTGTTCGGGTGTGTATAACTTTAGTTATTTTATGCGCTTAACTTACATCATAGCACACCCTTTTAAATCCTGATTTATTATCATCATGACTCATCGTTGTATTTCCAAAGACTTTCGAATTGGAACAATAATTTGCGATATGTGTACTTGTAAGTTGCAAAATTTTTTTAATTTTTATTATTATTAAATATAATATATTTTTTTAAATCTGATACGAATATAAAATTTTATTTTTAATATTCAATACTTATAACGTATTTTTTTTAAAAATGTTACAAATTTTAAAGGTTAAACTTTTTCTATTCCTGTAAATTGCAATTTAGTTTTGGCTGTTTCTCCTAACTTATCTGGTTGGGCTAATTCGCCAATAGACTTGTGTGGGTCTAATATTCTTGCATTATCATAATGAAAAGCTTCCATAGCTTCATGTCTTAATATTAATTCTATTGCAAGCCACGCAGTCATTACTATAAATTTTTCTGTTGCATCGTTAGGAACAAACCATTCTCTGCCATAACCAGTACCAACTAATCCAGTGTTTGTATCTGGCCTCTGAAAAGATAGTGCGAAAGTGTTTCCATATTTTCCTAAGCTTGTAACTCTCCATCTCCACCCCATATCTATACATGATGGTGCCATTGATATTTTTGATAATATTTTTTCTATTTCTTCTTTTTTCATATTGCAAATATATAAATTTTTAAATATTTATTAAAATACATATAAAAATATGGATAAAATAGAAATAAGATATTTAGTTAGACAAGTTATAAAAGAAGTTTATTCTAACGTAGAAGAAGCAGGAGGTAGTCACGGAGATGCTAAAGAAATGGAAAAAGCAATCAAGTGGATTAAAAAAAACTTCCCAGATGTTGAATTTAAAAAAGCAAAAGATGGGCAAAAATTATGTCCGCCAAAAGATAAATCTGAAGAATGTTACACTATTCACAAAGGAGGTAAGGGAAGGTTTGACTTATATAGATTCTTATCAAGAGCTTATGGCATAACTAAAAAAGAAATAGAAGATGCAATAAGTTCTAATAGAAAAATTAACTTATTAGCTTTAGATTTTCCAACCATAAAATTAAATAAAAAAATATGGTATATAGACAAGGATAATGAAGAACTTATTCTAACAAGAAACGCTAATACAAAAAAATCATTTTATGATTTAGAAGAAGAAGACTTAGATAAAGTAATTGAAAAACTTTAAAAAAGCCTTCTATAATCTTCTAAAATTTGTGGTCCCACTTGGGCTCGAACCAAGGACTTTCTGATTATGAGTCAGATACTCTAACCAACTGAGTTATAGGACCTAATAGTGAACGAGGAAGGATTCGAACCTTCGACCGTCTGCTTAGCTTACCAACTATAGTTTTCACTACCGAAAATTCGTTTGTGGTCTGGACTTTATCTCAATCATATCACAAAGTGACTTAGACAACCCCCGTCAAGTCTCTACACCTTCCCGTTTGGGCTTGGCTCGGTATTACCATTTTAAAGGCTTCACCGAATTTGAGGGTTTGTGCACAATAGCGTTTCCACTATTTAGCTCCTATTTACGCTTAAAGGCAGATGCTCTATCCAGCTGAGCTACCCGTCCATTTAAATTACTTTTCCAACATTTCAAAGAACCTTCTCTTATCTAACGACAAATATATAACTTTATTACAAAAAATAAAATTATTTTTTTCTTCTTGTACTCTAGGAGGGGATTGAACCCTCACCTCCAACTTATAAGATTGGTGCTCTGACCACTGAGCTACTAGAGTGTTTTTTGTCGCAAAAACAGCTAATATTTACGACAAAAAAAAAGGTCTAGACAATTCTGCCCAGACCTTTTAGTATTTTTGATAACTCAAATTTATACAATATCTAGACAGGGACAAGACTCTATTCTTATCCTTCTAATTATTGATATTGAGTTATACTTTTTCATTTGTGAATTTAAATATACAAAAAAAAATTAAAATACAAATATTAATTATATAAAACTTTTACTAAGTCGTTAAATATGCTACCATCACTTACTTCAACTTCTTGTTCAAACTCTTTACCATCAAGCACTTTAGATAATATAGATGATTTTTGATTTAAAAGCTTATCTATATCTTCGTCAATTGTATCTTGACATATTAATCTAATAATTTGCACTTTATCAGCTGTAGATGATGCTCTATGTATTCTATCTTCTGCCTGTTCTCTATCTGCAGGTGTCCAAGGTTGGTCAATAAATATAGATATGCTTGCAGAAGTTAGCGTAATACCAACACCAGCTGCCCCAATAGTTCCAGAGAAAACTTTTACATTATCATCATTCATAAAACTTTCTACAGCTTCATCTTTTTTGTTTGCATTTATATCTCCATTAAATACTACTGCAGCATCACCGAATTTTTCAGCAACTTTATAAGAAACGTCTTTGTACTGAGAGAATACAACAACTTTTTCATCACCATCAATAATGTCCTGAATAAAATCAAAAGCTCTTTTCATTTTTATCTCAGAAGTGAACTGTTTAAGTTTTTGAATTCTTGTTAAATGATTCATTCTATTATCTTCTTCTGGTACATCTTGTTCTTGCTCTTCTTTTATTCCTTTTTTTATTTTGTTATACTCCCTCATTTCAATAGGGCTTAACTCAACAGGTATCGCAGTATATGTTTTTGGAGGAAGATGTTTTAGAATGTCTTTTTTTAACCTTCTTAAAAAGAAGGGTGATATTTTCTCAAAAAGTTCATCAAGATTTGAAGCACCATTATAGTCCCATCCAAAGTTATTTTTTTCAGCGGCACAATATTTTATTCCAAATGAGTGTGCATTACTCCATTCTTCTGGGTATAAGAAGTTAAGTAAAGAGAAAAACTCATAAGGTCTACTTTTAATTGCTGTACCTGTTAGAAGTAATTTGCTTGGTATATCTTTTAAGTTTTTCTTGGCTAACTTAGTTCTATCTGCAGAGTTGTTCTTGATATAGTGAGCTTCATCCATTATAAGAATTTCATAGTCACTTGGATTTAATGTAATTCCATCTTTATCTGGTTTAAATGTTATATTCTTTGTTGCTCGAGAAGCTACCATATTTCTAACTCCACAATTAGGGCACACTTTATCCTTATATCTTTTTTTGTCATTTTTCTCAGCCCAACCACAAAATACGTTTTTGCACTTGTGAGACATTTCTATAGTTATGTAAGTATCAAAAGAACTATAGCTTATTATATGAAACATTGACTCTTCTTTTGAATAATTAACTTTACCAGACTTTTTTGTTGGTTTCCATTTATATACAAAAGCTTTTTCATTTGTAAAGTTCAATATTTCTTTTCTCCAGTTAAGCCTTAAGTTTGCTGGGCATACTACTAAAGTCTTTTTTCTTTTCCAAGCAGCATAAGTCATAGCGGAGGCTGTTTTACCAACTCCTGGCTGGTCTCCGAGTAACGATTTACCATTACATGTATCAAAAAATATTGCAGCTTGTTTTTGATATTCATAAGGCTCTATTTTCATAAAAGAAAAATCAACCTTTGAAGTGTCTATTTTTTGAGATTTTAAAGATAAAGCTTTTAGCAGTGACTCTTGCCTTTTTACGAATGCAAGCCTCAATTCTTCAACTTCTTCTTTTGATAAGTTTGTGAATTTGAAGGGTATTCCATTATCTTTAATAAAGCCTATAACTTTTCCTATATAACTTTCAGAAACTATACGATGCCAACTTTCATACCCAGTACCATCAGGATTTTGAATATAGTCTACTTTTACCTGTCTTTGGTCGTCTGGGAATGCTTTTATAAAGTCGCTTAAATTCTTTCTATAGTTGTATTCTACTTTATAGTTAGACCTGAGCTTAGTTATTGTTACTGTATTATTTGACATAATATGCAATTTAAGCAAAAAAAAGAAAAAATCATATATTTATTATATAAATACTATAAGTAATAACACAATGAAAATTACTAAATCAGAATTGAAAGAATTAATAAAAGAGTCAGTGGCTAAATTTCAAAAAAAAGAAATTTTAGAAAATAGAGTTAAAGAGATTAATGCTAAAATAAAATTTCTAAATGAAGATGAAGTTGCAATGCAGGATGTGGAAGTTTCTACAGAAGAAAAAGGAAATATTTTTGATACTAAGCTTGGCGAAATTTTAATATTAAACTTTGAAGGAAGAACTTTAAAGTTGAAAAGAGTTTGGGATGCGTTATTTCTTGTTACAGATGGATTTGAAAGTACACACCTAAATACAGGTGACTATGTAGAAATGCAAGGAAATCCTGATTTAAATGCTGGTAGAGAATATACATTTAAAGTTTATAAACCAACAAGAGACGTAGAAACTAGCGCTTTACAAAGTTGGAAAGTTGTTAAAAATTAATACATAAATCCTTAGTACGTCTGATTAATATTTTAGGTATTGTCGGGAGCGCAAAACGTACTTATGGTAGTATAACAAAAAAGCCCCTTTTGGGGCTTTTGTTTTTTGCGGACTTTTTATTAAAGACCAGCTAATCTTTTCATTCTATCACTGCTTTCTTTTATTACTTTTTGTCTTCCTAGTTTTGTTCTAGATTCTGATAAAGGTGCTTCAGCTTCTTCTGTATCTCCTTCTATCTCTCCTTCTACATCTCCTAACTCTCCTTCTTCAGGCGGAATAGGCTCTTCTCCTCCAACTTCTCCACTCTCCTCTTCATCAGCTAATATAGCTTTGTTTAAATTTTCATACCATATATTATAGATATTGTCTATCATAGATATGATATTTTTGTTATCTTCATTTACTTGAAATACAGCCTCCAAAACTTTAAATCCATTTATTAGAGAAAAAGACCAGTGAATATAATAATCTTTTTCTAACTGAACTTTACCAGACCAAATAGCATCTTTTACTGGGCTGAACCATGCTTTGAAATTTTCTTCTCCATTTTCATCCTTATCAAAAACAACAGTATATTTTCCTATTTTTTCTTCAAACTGTTTTTTTAATTCGTTTATTTCTGCTTGTGTTATTTTCGCTGCCATGTTTATTTTTTTTCTTTTTTGCCAAATAATATTTCATCTAATTCTTCTTCTGATAAATTGGTTTGAAAATTATTAGATACGTTCATTTCTTCTTCTTTTTCTACAGTTTTACTTTCAGGTTCTCTTAGTGGTTTGCCTGAAAAAACTTTTGAAACTTCAATGTCTATTAATTTTTCTAAATCTTCTTTGTTCATTTTAAATATTATTTACCCAAAAGCTTTTTTTCTCCCAAAAGAATTTATATTGTTTAATCATCATATCTCTAACAATATCTCTAACATCTTCTTTATTAAGAGTTTTTTTCATAGCTCTTTCCAGCTCATCCTTAACTATTTTTTTTACTTGAGTTTTGGTTAGCTCTTTTCCAGTAGATTCAGATATTACAATAAATCCTTTCATATATAATAAATATGAAATAAAAAAACAATTATTATAAGCTTAGAAGCATATCTAGCAATTCTGGTTGTGGAAACATATCTACTTTGTCTTTACGAGTATTTGTGTGTGTCCACATACCTTTTACTTTTCCATAATATGCATCTTCATTAAATTCAAAACCAGCAGCTCCTTTTGCTCTTACCTCTTCAACAAGACCAGCTCTAACATCTATATTGTCTCTCTCTGCAATATAAAGAATCCATTTACGTAAAACTTCTATTTGTGTATCTGAATATCTATGCCAAGTTTTGTGACCTCTAAACGATTCTGGTAAAGTAACTATTTCAGAATCTGCAACGGAAGTTCCTGCATATGTTTTCCCATCTTTAACATAACCAAAATTACACACTTCTATTCCTACTGAATGAGTGTGCATGTGTTGAGAACCGTTTTTGCCTAAATGCCAACCATAAGCACCTTCAGGAAAACATTGTAGCAATTTTCCATCGTATTTAGTATCATTTCCTTTTACTGACTGTCCACCTAAAACAAATTCAGTAGCTACAGCACCTCTAGAATCTCTACCCCAAGAATCTATAACTTTGTATGGATTATGCCAACCAGCTGTGTGGTGTAAAAATAAGTACTCTTTATTTGTTGGTCCATTTTTATATTCTCCTTTTGGCAAAAAGTATTGCTCAATAACTAAACCTTCTGGTAGCTCAATAAATCTTTCTGAATTATCTGTTGTAACCAGCTCATCAAGACCCATAGCTGACCAAGTTTTTGAACCCACAATTCCATCTGCAACCAAGTTGTTGTTTGATTGCCAAGATTTAACAGCAGCTTCAGTTCCTTTTCCAAAAATACCATCAGCTCCTATTTTTAGAAATTCTTGAAGTAATTTAACTTCTTGTCCTTTGCTTCCTTTTTTTAGTAACATTTTATTTATTTATTTGTTTATTTGTTTTAGCACCTTTTTGCACTAACATTATCTTATGTTTTTATTCGGCGAAATTATGCCAGACATTTCTCTCATTTTATTTTTATAACCTTCAAACAATTTCCCGTTAGATATCATTGAGCTATTAACTTTTTGAATGTGCTCATTAATTTCTTTTGAAAAATTGATTAAATGATGTTTTTTAAAGTCTTCAATAAAATCATAGTCATTTACACTTTTTGAAAGTTGTTCTATAAATTTATTACTAGTATTATCAGAGTAAAATTTTGACTCGTTGAGATTTTGTTTGTTATTTTTTAATATTTTAAAATTTATAATATTATCATTAACCCAGCCTTTTAATGTGTATTTATCATTAGTAAAATCATCTTTATATGCTATTTCAACTATAACTAGAGATTTGTCTTTTATTAACTCTGTGCTTATTTTGTAATTTGAATTTGACATTACTTATCTAAAGTTAATTTATAAGTTTTTCCGTCAATTTTAACTTTGTTTCTTCCTACAACTTCTGCTTTTTTTACATTTTTACTTTCTATTATTAATCCTCCGCTTGATTTAGAAAACTCTAAAAGAACAGATTTTATCATTTTTTTAGAAACTTCTTTTGAAATACTAACTATTTTTTCTTCAAGTTCAGATTCTGTTAAACTTGTTGATGCAACTTCTTGATTGTAAACATTATTTTGAACTTCTTGCTGTTTTTGTCTAAGCCTTTGTTGTAGTTTAGCTCTAGTATCTACACTTGTAGGTCCAAAATCTCCAACCTCAGAAGAGTCATTGTAGCTACTGCTGCTTGGTGTAGAATCTCCGAACATCATACTTTCAATCATTGAAGCTTGTGAATTTGATTTTGGAGCAAAAGATTGTAAGCTAGGTGATTCTGAAGGTTTTTCATTAGGATTTTTTCCAACTTTTGGAACTGGTATTGAACTTGGAAAAGCAGAAGTTTTTTCTGACTTTTCTATAAATTTTGCAAAATTACCTCTTAAGCCTCCATTTCTTATTTCATCTAATTTAGCAGCTTTTTCTGGGTCTGAAGGTTTGCTTTGCGGGTTTGCAATAGGTTCCATTGGAGTTGGTATTCCCATCTCTTTAAATCTTTCTAACATTTCTTTTTTAACGTTTCCTTTATCGCTCATAATTATTATTTTTAATCTATATCTGAATTTATGTCAACATTCTCTAAATCTTCTGTTTCTATAATGCTTTCATTTTCAAATGAGTCTGATTCTAATTCATCTTCATAAGAAAATTCTTTTTTAGTTTTTTCTTCTTTATCAGTTATTAGGGTAACATCTTTAACTACCCAACCATAAATAGTCTCAATCTTATTATTATTGATTAATTCTTCAAACTTTTCAATTTCTTTTTCATACATGTTTGCTTTTATTGTTAGTATAGGTCCAACTCTACTATCTTTTCTAAATTTTATCTTTTTATTAATCTGTTCAAACATTATACTTTTAAACTCTATATAACTTTGTTGCTCCAGCTCTTGATAAGTTACAGTATATCCATAAAATTCTTCGAACTCATTAGCTGAACCTTTGTATCCTAAATCAATTAGAATTGTTTTTGTGTTTTTTCTATCTGGTCTCATATAAGAATATTTCTACTTTTTCATTTTTTTCGTCCCACCATGCATAAAATTTAGGGTATATATTTTTTTCGTTTATAAAAAAAGAATCTATCTCTTTATCTATTTTTATTTTTTCAAATTTATTCCCCAAACTTTTTATCTCATTTAATATATATGTGTCTTTAGTATTAATTTGATTTAATTCTTTTTTTGAATTATAAAAATCATTTTTCAGACCCTTTTTTATATTATAAGAAAACTCTTTTTGGTTTTTTATTATTTGAGTTCTAGAGTGCATTGCCCTTACAATTTAATTTAATAATCATAAAAGTAAAGTTTACTAATATTTATATTAAATATATATTTAAATAGTTTGAATTTATCAGAAACATATAAATCAAGACTTGCTGTATTGGGCGGTATTTTAGAAGAAAAAAAGTCTAGAGCAGAATACGAATATCAAGTAAGAGATATAGGTGGAGATACTTACTATAAAAGAGAAAAAGGTTCTAAAGTTTGGAGTTTTACTAATGAAGTAGATTTTTTAAAAAATTCTAAAAAATCAAATATTGTAAAGTGGGAAAAACCTAAGGAGAAAAAGGGTCCAAAAATAAGACAGATAGAAGTAAACCAAAATATAAACTATAAAGAACACCCTTTAAAAGTATATAAAACATATTTAGAAAACTTGTGCCCATCTAACTTTAGCGTTAAAATAGAAGATGGATATATTAAAATCGAATATAAAGAAGAATGAAATATATCAGAAACATAGTTAGGGAAGTAATGTTAGAAGTTTTCTTAGAAGAAACTTATTTAGAGGAAGAAGATTTAGAATCTTCAGAAGTAGAAGAAGCTTGGAGTAAAAAATATAAAGATTCCATAAATTGTAATAATCCTAAAGGATTTAGTCAAAGAGCACATTGTCAATCTAAGAAAAAGTCAAAATCAGTTAATGAAAATGTTGGGCCTGGACCGGGTTCTCCAACAAAAGCTTCTACTATATATACAGATATATTTAATAGAATATTTCAAAATCCAGACTTTAATAAACACTATGACCCAGACAATGGTATTTTTTGGTTTGATGATGAATATGAAGATAGAGTTGGAAATATATTTACTCCTACTGAAATAACAAAAAAGTCTAAAGATTATAGGAAAATGAAAAAGTTACAAAATTGGAAAAAATTTAAACGTAACGGAAGATTATAGACTATTTACTATTATAAAAATAATATTGTGAACGATTTTATTAAAAAAACATTTTTATCTGAATTATATCAAATTGATATTTTAAAAGAATCAAAAACTTTAATTAGTGAGAATTTAAAATATCATTTAGACAATAAAATAAATGTGTCTAATAGCGTTTTTAGATATTCTTCTCAAAGTCATTTAGATTTAATAAATGAAGTAAGAAATTTATTTGAAAAAGACTTAATTTATTTGTGTAAAGATGATGAAGAAATAATAAAAACTGATGCTGGTAAAGTTGATTTTTTTGAGGGTAAAATGGTGTTTTTAGATTTACCATTTCCAGAGATTGAAGAAGAAACTATTAGTGAAGCAAAATATAAAGGTAAAAAGGTAAAATTAGGCAAACCATCAAGAGGTGGCTCTAAGAAGTTTTATGTTTATGTAAGAGACCCTAAAACAAAAAAAATAGTTAAAGTTTCTTTTGGAGCTAAAGATGGAGGAAGAAATTTGGCAGTAAAGCTTAAAGACCCAAAAGCAAGAAAAAGATTTGCAGATAGACACAATTGTGAAAGTAAAAACGATAAAACAACTCCTGGTTACTGGTCTTGTAGACTTCCAAGATATGCTAAGATGTTAGGATTAAGCGGTGGAGGAAAATGGTGGTAAAAATTAAAAACTATGACTTTAAACGATTTTTTAAGAATGACAATGTTGATGGGTGTAGAAAAAGTTGCTGGCGGCCCATTAGAAGTTATGTTAGATTGTTTATGGCCTGAGTCTGAAAAAGATATTTGGGGCGAAATAAAACAACAAGTAGAACAGCTTATTGATGAAAAAATAAGCGATTTAGTTTATCAACAAGTTTCTGAAGATTTAACAGGTTTAAATAATAATCTTAGTGAATACATCTGGTCTCTTAATAGTGGAGATACTATTTCTTATACTGAACAAAAATGGAATGAGTTAGATTCTGATATAATGCAGCAATTGCCTCATTTTCAATCAGAAGGATATGAACTTTTATTACTGCCTTTATTCTCTCAAATGGCAAATATGCATATTGCAATACTTAGAGATGGTGTTTTAAATGGGAAAAATTGGAATTGGGGTGAAGAAACTATTAATCATGTACAAGAGAGATTGACAAATACAATTAATGATTACAGTGGTTATACTATGTCAACATATAACGATTACTATAATGATTTAGCAAACAAAACAAAACAAAACCAACATAAAACAGAACCTTTTAATACTCTTAATAACTTTGTTAGGGGAATGACTGGTCCTGTATTAGATTTTGTTGATGTTTGGCCTTATTATGATTGTAGCGTTTATCCTGATATGGACTCCTCTATTATACCGCCACCAAGAGAAATCTATTCTAATGCTGTTGGCACTTCAGATGACAATCCTTTTAAAATTGTGGATACACCTGAAGGTTTCCCTAGAACAATAAAATTATGGCATGGAAACATGATAGACTCAATGGAGGTTATCTACGATGAAGGTATGGGGCCTGATGGAACAACAACATCAGGTAGAATTGGCGGTCCTAATGGTGGAGCAGAACCAATAGTGATTGACATAGCTGAAGGCGATTACATAACTGAGGTACAAGTTGCTGAATATAGTGGTTGTATAAATAGTTTACTTTTTAAACTTCAAAGTGATGGTCAATGGTATGGTTATGGTGGAGGACCTCACTTTTCTTATGCAAATAGAGTTTTATCATCAATAAGCATTATGGGAATGAGTAAGTTTTGTGGAACAGTTGATTGTGTTGTTCTTGGTTTTAAATTAGACCCAAATTATGACCCTGACACTTATTATGATAATATTTAATTAATGATATGAGTTTTTTAAAAGAAATAGAATGTCCAAATTGTAGTTGGAGCTGGGA